ACGCAAAATCTAATGCAAAAAAACAAGGAGATAATATTTTAAATATTGGCTCTATGGTGCATAAGTTTTGTGAGATGTGGTTAAAGGGAGAGAAATTTACTGACCCTGAAGACCCTATTATAAAAGGTTGCTTTGAAAAGTTTAAGAGATTTTGGACAAAACATAAACTAAAAGTTATTGAGTCTGAAAAAATACTTTACTCTGAAAGAGGGTATTGTGGAACTTTAGATTTAGTAGCCAAAGATTCAGAGAATAATCTATGGTTAATAGATATAAAGACTTCTAAAGGTGTGTTTATTAATATGGTACACCAACTTCACGGATATAAGTTGGCATATGAAGAACAAACTGGAAAGAAAATAAATAAGATGTATTTAGTTCGACTTCCTAAAGATAGTGGAGATTTTGAAGCTAGACACATTTTATATAAAAAGGAACACTTGAAAGCATTTCTAGGATTATTGAGTTGTCATAAATCCGAGTTAATGTTTAACGAGCAAGTACGAAAATATAATCAACTAAAACGAGGAACAAAAAATGTATCAAAAAAATAAATTTGATTTACCCTTTTGTGGTTTATCAATGCGATTATTTCCAACTGGAAATCAGAGTCCAAAGTACGAGTATAGTGGAGAAGCAAGTAAAGTTAAATTTACTTGCAGCTTAACTAAAAGAAAGTATAGCCTATCACAAGTTAATGATTGGTTTTTGACTCCTGAAGTTCAGAAATATAGTAAAGCTGGATATGTTATGAAATACATGACTAAAACCCAAGAGATGAATAATCCACCTAAATATGCAAAAAGTAATTTAGAGCAGATTATTTGTTTGGGTATGGTTAAGCCATATGTACCTCAACCTAATGTAGATGGCATGAAACCTATTAGTCAATCCATGCCACCTCATGCTCAACAATTTGCACCAGACCATGCACAACCAGTTGAGAAAATGTCTGATATGGATGATGAGATACCATTTTAATTATGACAAAAGAACTTATTAGCGAGATTAACCAATTAAAACGTGATCTCGCTTTTAAGAGAGAAGAACTACAAGCGATGTATATGGAACATAAAGGATTAAGTAAAAAGATAGATTCTTTAGAAAAAGAAAACCATAGTTATAAACAACAAATAAAACAATTAGAAAAAGAAGCAGAGGAGATGTTATTATACCCATGATTATATTTGGAAAAACTATTCATAGAAAATATGTAAAAGTGATTGCAGTTGTATTATGTATATTTATATCTGTAATACTAATGTCTTGTAATAAATTAGAATTTGACCCTACAACAACTACAATTAAATATATGTTAAAGGAGAAGAAATGAATTTAAGTGAACAACTATATAAGAAACTAGAAGAAGCATCTAAAGAATGGGCAGAGTGGCAAAAGAAAGTAATTATTTTAGATGAGGGAAAAAAAGCAGTATTTTCTGCGTGTGTAATTAAACATAAAAAATTAGTTAAAACAATGAGTGAAGCAGAACACGAAGCACGAGTAGATAAAGACTATAAAATGATTGTTGAACAATATGCAGAAACAGAAAAGGAATTAATTAAAGCTAGATACAGATATGCCAATATAGACAGATATGTTAGTTTGAAACAATCTGAATTAAAAAGAGATATAGCTTTAAATAGTAAAGTTTAACAAAATTCTACTAACGAGAATTAGGTTTGCTCCTCTTGTTTATCAGTTAGTAGATAAAGTCATTAGGGAGACTTAATGATTTGCTGGGGTGGTTTGCTCTCTCTTTCCACCCTAGTTTAATGTCTAGTTACATCAAAATATTTTAAATCTGTATCTTCGTGGATTCCTGTATAAGAGTATTCAAAGTTAATTAAATCAACATCTCCTCGTTTTTTAATTTCTGCAATCATGTCATTAACTTTAGGAAAGTTTGGGTAGGTATCTATAAACTTAAAATTAACAAAACTACCATAAGGATTGTTATTTGTTTCTAATTGTAATTCTAAATCTGTGATTACTGCATCAACTTTTATTTTGTCCATTCGGACATATTACTTCTTTTTGTTTCTGTTTAAAACCTTATCTGTCATTTTAGTTGAGAATGTTGCTGTGAAGACGATAATTACGAGATACCATACTGAATCTGGGAGATCGTTTATGATTCTTACCCATTCTTCAAAGTTATCTCTAGTGCTTTCAAACCAGCCTGTACTTAACATTGATATAAGCCATACCATTAATATTTCGTCTTTCCAACTTTTATCTTGGCTTTTAATTCTTGTTATATCAACATCTTTAGCAGCTTCTATTTCTGCTGCTCTAATTGTTTTAACTTTTTCTGCTTTGTGTTTAAAATGGTCAGTTACTTTACCAACTGCTAATTTTGTAAGTGGGTTATTTAATAAACCTAAAATCATAAACTATTACTTGTTAAATAAATTAATGTTGTCCAGTATAACATAAGAATTGAATAAATTAAATAAGTGAAGTTCATAGATGCTTCATATTCCTTATTTTTTATTTTGCAATAATTCTTTCTGTAATTCGCAATAGTGGATAATCTTATCCAAATCTTCGACTCCATTTTTTTTATCGAATCTGCAAATATATTTAATTATACAACCCTGAATAAATGATAGGTTATTCTTTGAAATAAACTCGATTGGTTGGATTTTAAAGTTAGTGTAGTGGCTACCCCCTATTTGCTTCTCAGTAGCTTTCTCTGTGGCTCTCTGTGGCTTTAAACTAGACAATTTTACCTATCCACTCCCCTTTATTGTTTAAAACCATAGGGTATAACATAGGTTGTCCATTTATTATAGCACCAGTACCTATTACGAATCTTAATCGAAAATTTTTTGAGTAGCCAAAGGCAAGTGAACTTTGTTTCGTCAAGCAACCACATTGTAAAGACCAAACAAGATTATCAGGATTGCTAAAATATTGGATATTGAACTTACTGTGAAAATGGAACTGGCAAACATTTTTACCATACTGCATCGCTAATTTAAGACCATCTGCTGACATGCCATGTGTAAAGTAACACTCTGATCCATTACTTAATTTTAAGTTTAAATCTTCTACCCACTTCCAACCACTATCTACTTCTAAAAACTCATTGTATGATCTTAAATAGGCTCTTGGCATACCATGTTTTAATGCTTTTCTATAAATTAATGATGAATGATTTGAATGTAGTATTGTCATTTTAGGAAATATCTTTTTTAATTCCCATATATATTTTTTAGATTGTCTTAACTCATCTCCAGCACTAGGTAAATCTGGGTCGCTATCATGAAATGATAATGCGTGTTTATCAAGTTCATCTCCACCACATAAAATATAATCTGGTTTTATTTTTTTTTGTAGTGCTTTTAAAAAATCAAATGCTTGTGGGTGGTGGTAGGGAATATGTAAGTCAGATATACAAAGGATTGATTTATAACTCATACAAGTTATTGTTGTATAACTATTTAGAGAAAATGTAAAGTATTTGGGTCAAGAACACGATTGCTACTGTACCGACTCCATAAATTAACCAAGATGTAAGTTTATCAAATTTAGAATCAATCTTATCTATATCTTCGTGCATATGTTTTAGATGATTTGTTTTTATAATTTTTATTTCTCTAGTTAAACCTTTGATATGACCATACAAGGCTACAATGTGTTCTCCAGTAGTTCTAGGATTCTTACTCATTTCTTTCTCTTTTTTCTTAAATCTGTATCGTGTTTTCTTGATCCACGCAGAAATGAATTTACTCTACCCATAGACCAAGAAGCCATAGATGTTTTTGGTCTTGACCCAGAAGAAAGAAAAGCACCTTGTCCTCTACGATATACTTTTTTTAATGTGCCTAATGTAATATTTTTTCTGTTTTTTGCTTTATTTCTTAAAATAGTAACAACTCTAGCAGATAAAGGTTTTCTTCTAACAGCCATTATTTGTACCTCGCAGCAAACATTGATCTTGGTATTCTTTGACCTTTTTTATATGCTTCTGACATAGCCTTGATAAGACTTGCTCTAGCTGATCTTTTACCACCTTTAAGACCTGATAAATACTTTTTAGGAATTTTTGTTTTTTTATCTTTTGAAACTCTACGTCTTTTCATTTTCCTACACTCCTCATAGCTTTAGTATGTGCAGAAGAAAAAGTAGCACCTTTTTTCATGGCTCTTGCCATTGATCGCATATGTTTAAGTGAGTGATGTCTTGCATGTGCTTTCATAGTCTTTTGTTGTCTTGGTTTAAGACCTTTAATGATTCCTGTGATTGATGCTACTTTAACCATTTACTTCTTTCTATTCTTTTTTTTTTTCTTTTTTTTCTTCTTAGGTTTCATACTGTATCCATAAGCCATATTATTTTCTCGCTTTCTTTTTTTTCTTTTGTTTTTTCATAATAGCTTTTTGTAAAGCCATTGGTAATTTCTTTTGTTTTTTAGTAAGCATATCTTCTCCTAGTTTTGCATTTTACCACCAGACCATTTAGCTTCTGGTAAATTGTTTTTATATTCTCCACCTGAATATGTCAAAACTTGTTTTCTATTAGAATCTTCTTTATAAGAACAATGAATCCAACCACTATTAGGCTCTCCCTCTTTCCAAAATTCTAAAATAAGTTGGTCAAAATTACAATTATTTTGAATCCATAAAGCTACTTGTAAGTTAGAAACTCCAGCAATCTCAAAGTCTGCTGCTTCTCCTAAACAATGTTGTGATGTTGCTTTACTACCAATAGCTTCTGATAATTCAGGGCTTCTATATCCTGATGTGATAGTAACAGGCTTATCAAACTTTGCTCTTACAGGCTCTAGCACTTCATAACAAAGATCGCCTAAATTTTTAATCTCTCCACTACCAGCTTTATTAGTTATTCCTTTTCTAGTAGCAGTTTGGCTTTTCTCAAATTCTTCTAATGTAAAATGTTTTGATAATTGCATAATACTTTAATTATATAATTTTTTAAAGTTATGTGGAAGTCCTAAATGTAATCTACCATCATATATATTCTTTTTTGAATTTGTTGTTTTTATATCATTATAATGTAAAAATACTTGACAACAAGAGTTACCATGAAATTTTTTTCTCCAATGTTCTAATTCACAACCTCTATAAACCAATATATCTCCAGCTTTTAAATCAACTTTAATACCTTTTTTACCTAAATCTCCTGATGGCTCTAAATATATTGACCAGTTATTACCTCCTAAATTCATTGTGCAAGATATTTCACAGCTAAATCTATCTTTATGTCTTTTTAATACATCTCCTTTTTTATATATTCTTGCATAAGTGTAAGATGGTTGTAATTTTAATTGTGTTACTTTTTCCATAACTGGCTGACATTTTAATAATAAAGTTTCCATAACAATATCGGAGTAATGAGAATAAGTATTTGGTATCATACCATCACTTGGCTCATACAAACCTAGCATACTTTCAAATGGAGAAATAAATTTTTCTTTTAAACAAGTATCATAAACTTGTTTTTTCATTAAAAAATAATTGTATATAAAATTTGCCATATCTTTAGAGATAACATTTTTAACTATTGCATATTTTTTTTTTTTAAACATCTTTTGCCATTTCTCTTGGAACAGCTTGTATATTCCAATGTATAAATCTAAAAGGATCTATACCAAAATCTAAAGCATATTCGTGTTCTAAGTAACCCGGAAATATAATTAATGTACCCGGTGTGGGTTTAAAATGTATAAGTTCTGATCCATTTGATATACTTTTGTAATCTTTCATTTTTAACTTAGTGGCTCTTGCACCTGATCTTGGCTCATGGAATATTGGAAAAGAGGTTTTATCACTACACTTTAAAAAATAGAATCCTGATACATGTTGATTCCAATGTACATGTGCTGAATGATGACCACCACCTTTTTTAGCAAACTCTTGCACCCACATTTCACTAAAGATAGTTGTGTATTGTTGCATATCATAACCTTGATGATCCAAATATTCCCAAGACTTTTGACCAACGTAATTTCTAAAATCTAAAAAATCATTGTCCATAGTAAGTGTTGTTGAATGATGTGATAACCCAAAATCTCCATGTTGTTTTATATGTTCTTTATTTTTGTTTCTTGCATCTTTAATATATTTATTAGATGCTTTGTTTAATGATTTAACAAACTCTGGTTTTTGTTCTGTCCAAATAGTAGTGTTAAAGTAATTACTTATAAACATTATTTAAAAGGCCTCCCTAAATGCCAAACAACAAGACTATATCTTGTTCCTGATGTTACTGGTTTAACTCTATGCCAGACAAAACTAGGAAATACAATAATAGATCCTTTTGGTAATATTTCTTTACATTGTATTTTGTGTTTTGATTCGTCTCTCATATGTGGATCATAATTTCTAAAATCAAATTCTAATTCTCCACCCTGATATTCTGAGCCATCTGTTAACTGACAAGTCATAGATAGTTTTCTAATCTTACCATGATTAGGTGTGTTTGGTTTGTCGTAAGCCTTATCCCAACTATCACAATGCCAATCGTAATATTGATTGTGTTTGTATTTCGTAAATTGACAAGTTTCTGATCTATCCCATTCAAAGTTCCAACCAGCATTTTTATTAGCCATATGAACGTATGGGTGTAATTCTTTATAGATCCAAGTATCATTTAACCAAACTAAATCAGAGTTTCTTTTTCTTTTAAGATCTTTAACTTCTTTTTTATCTAATTTTTTATTACCAAAACCAGCAGTTAAACCCATTGTTTCTTTTTGTTGATTAGCATAAGCAATTACATCATTACAAAATCTATGTGTAAGAGCAGATTTAAAATACCAATAATAATTAGATATATTCATAAGTTATTGTTTGCACAAAGTTTAATGAGCCTGTTTGATTATTAGCTAAATAATACATATTAGTAGAGGGAAACATTATAAACATATTATTTTTAAGTTCTAAATCCCAGCTTTTCCCTTTACGTCTGTTATCTTCATAATGTATTCTAACAAAACAATTTTTTACTTTAATACCATATAATAATGTAAAGTCTGGAGAGTTTTGTAAATCTACTGGATTTATGTTTAATAATGGAATCGTAGTCTCATCAGATTTATATATATTCCCCCATGTTTTTTTATTAACTAAATTAACATCATACTCAGCACCAATGTGATCTCTAATATAAGTATTTAACATATCCCAAGTTTTTGAAAAAGGAAATTCTGAATCTGTTAGTTGTGATTGTAAAATATCTGTTGTTAATTTATTTTGATCTATTTCAAAGCCTTTTGGCATATCAACGTTACCAAAATATAATGCTTGTTCTGTTAATATTTTTTTTTGCATATCTAATATCCTTTATGTTAAATTTTTATATTTACTTACAATATAGTTAGGAATTTTTATATTATAATTGATCTTATTAATTTTACCTTTTCTTATAATGTGTAAAGGTGCTTTTATAAATGAATCATCATAAGAAATATTATTTATAGAGAATTGATTTTTAATTTTGTAATCATGTGTAAATTTTGGTATTTTTAAAAAATTATATATTTTTTTAATTGTATCGTTTGGTTTTTTTACCAAGTTATTATAGTCAACAACTAGAACATTTTTCTTATTTTTTATAAATTTATAAGACATACAAGCTATATCAAAATATTCATTTTTTTTAGTTATAATTTCTATTTTTTCTTCAATCTCTGATTTATAGATAGTTGTAGGATCTATACTATTGTATGTTTTGTTAATGTAAAAATCAGGATATTTATTACATAAATTTAAAAATGATTTAATTACTTCTATAGGATCTCTCATTAAAAAAATGATTTTAATATCATTAGGACAATATTTTTCTAACATACTATAATTAAAAGGAGTTGACCATTCTGATCTTATTATGATGTTGCTTTGTTTCCAATTATTGAAAAAATTTTTAAATATATTTTTCTGTATCTCATTTAAGTTATCAGTTGTTTTAAAATTTTTATATGTAACATTGTAGTTTTTAATTCTTTCTAATTGTAAAAATATATCAGGTATAAAAGAATGACCAGTAGTTGCTATAGTAGGGTTTTGATTTAATATTGTAGATAATAAAGTATTTCCTGATCTTGGAAAACCTGATAAAAAATAATATTTTTTTTCCACGTTAGCAAATATATTTAAGCTAAATTATTTGTCAAATCCCAAGTTGTTTGTTCTTCATTCCACACATAATACCATCTGTGAGTTTGTTCAGTATTTTGTGATTGTTGTTCTGTAGTTAATTTAGGTGCATCACCTATAGGAGATTGCCAACTTGCAGTTGTCATATTTTTTACCCAAGAATCATAAGGTTTTTTAGGCCAAAAAATTTGTTCTTCTTCATTCCATGTATAACCTATACCAGCATAATTACCTCTAAAGGGTGTTCCACCTAAAGTATGTGTATTTTTAAATGTATTATATGAAGTTTGTATCCACATTTCAGCAGCCCAATTATTGTGTGTTTCTAAATATTGTTGCCCAACTGCTTCTTCTTCTACACCATCAGCATTTAACATATTTTTATTATCAAGTGTTAGAACTTGAATAACTTTTTTATCTGAATTTATTTTTGCAAAATGTGCCATAATTTACCTATTGAAATTTGTACCTTATTATTACTATACCAGATCCACCAACACCACCTGAGCCACCGGGAGATCCTCCTCCACCTCCTCCTCCTCCAGTATTTGCAGTTCCAGCATCTCCTGTACCACCACTTCCATGATTTTTACCATCTCCACCACCACCAGATCCTCCTGATCCACCAGCACCGGGTGGGCCGGAAGTGCCATTCCCAGCACCACCTCCACCTGATAATGTAACTGATGACCCTGAAATTGATGTTGCTACACCATTACCTCCAGCACCAGCTGGATTACTACTACCAGCACCACCAGCAGCACCAGCGCCTCCTCCACCTGATCCAGCATAAAATGTTGGTACTCTAGGTGCAGCACCAGCTGGATTACCTTGCGATGGACTTACTGGGGGTGTATTACCAACTCCTCCAGCAGTAGGAGAAGCATAAGCTACTCCACCACCAGATCCACCGGGTTGATTTGATCCAGCATTACAATAGAAACCTCCACCTCCTCCAGTAGAAGTTGTTGTTGAAAAAATAGAATTTGATCCTCTTGATGCTGGTGCGCCTGTTGCACCACCAGCACCTACTGTAATTGGGTAAGATTGTGCTGAAACTGTTATAGCAGTAGTACCATCTAATGGACTTGCAGTATAAGATGTAACTGGAGATTTATCTTCTCTAAAACCACCAGCACCACCACCACCAGCACCGGATCCTGATGCGTTTCCACCACCACCACCACCAGCTACTACTAGGTGTGCAACTACATTATTGTCTGCACAAGAAGAAATGCCTGAAACTGCAAAAGTTCCCGGACTTGTAAATGTGTGAATTTTGTCATCTCCTGATGTTGTTATTGTTCCACCAGTAGCAGTAATAAAACTAGCACCAGCACCTCCTCCAGCACCAAATCCTAAAACTTGGTAACCAAAAGATTTACCTCTTTTTGATTTTATATTTTTTGTGCTTTTACCAGAAATCAGTTTATCTTTTAAATTTCTCATTATGCGTCATTAGCTGCATCAGTAGTAAAAAATATTTTAATACCTAAGACTCTTGCATCAGCACTAAATGTATCTCCACCAGCATTTGCATCTCTAAATAATTGAAAATAAGTTAATTGGTCAACTGCTGGACTACCAGCAATAGTAACTGCACCACTTTCTGCTGTGACTTGTTGATCCTCAACTGTTCCTATACCAGCATCTGTAACATTTACTGCTGTTCCAAAAGCAGTATCAATAGTATCATTATCTCCACATGAAACACCTTGTAATCCAAAAATACAATTACCTGTATTTGTAGAAGCTGGTGTCCAATATACTTGATAAGTTACTGTTCCCTCATTCCATGATTTAGGAAATGCTACTGAAAATTGTGCAAATTCATCTGTACCAGCATCAAAATCTAACACTTTCATATCAGGTCTTGTTGCTGTAGTTTCTACTTGTTGTGCGTCTGCTGGATTAGTTGTAGCACCATACATAGCTGAGGCTGGTACCCACATAGTTTCTTTACCAGCTACTTTAACAGCACTTCCTCCTGATTGTACAACACCAGTTCCTTTTGGTGCTAAATTAATACCAATGTTAGTATCATCTCCTGTTGCAGATAAAATAGGATTGTTTCCTGTTGAATTATTTGTAATTGTAAATTCATTAACTGCACTTCCTGTTTCTACAAATTTTAAAAGTTCTAAAGTACCATTTCCAATAGCATTACCATTAACATCTAATTGACCACCTAATTGAGGAGAAGTATCATTTACTAAATCTGCTACAACTGTACTATCTAACCAATTAACTGTATTTGCTGAATGGTTTAAAGTTGCAAGAGATATATCTCCAGCACCATCATAATATTTAAGAGTAGGAGTAGATGCTGATGTTGTGTCTAGCCAAATTGTGCCAGTAACTGCTGAACTTGGTCTTGAAGTTCCTGAATTAGATGAATTAATAGCATCAAGAACACCATTTAAGTCTGTTCTAAAGGCTGGGAAAGATTGGTTCGCTATATCGTAATCGTGTTGTGCCATAATTGTTTTATACTCCTTTTAAAACCCTTTTGCAATAAAATCAAATGTTCTTGATACATTTGTTCCACTTGAATTTTTAAATAGAACATCAAATCCATTAACTGTTTTATTAGATACTGTAAAGAAATCTCCAGTTGCCATGTTCTCGCCTGTAATTCCAACTGCATAACTATCAGATTTAAGTGGGTTTGTAAATGTTACTGTTTTAGTAGATGTACCAGATACTATATCATTTCCACTAAATATTCTATCAGGCATATCTACTGTAACTGTTACTGCTGATACAACAGGAGTAGAAGCTAAATCAGTTGAAGTTAAAATAACTCTAAATTTTAAATATCTAGCAGTATAATTTCCTATTACAAAACCTTGAAAAGATGTGTATGTAGAATTATCATCACTTGTAGCAATTTCTAAATGTGCATCACAGTTAGCTGGTGTATCTCCATCAAAGTTAGAAGAAGCTGAATCAAATAATCCTGATCTATTATCAAACAAGTCATCTGGGTTGTCTGATGATTGTGTTAAACTAGCTGTAATTCTAACTGTGTGTTTTGCACCTATATCTATAACATTTGCAAATAAATAATTACCACTTGCAAAAAAGTCTGCGTTTGCAACACCAGAATCAAAAAATCTAGTTGTTTCTGCATCAAAATTTCCACTAGCTGCATCAAATAATTCTGATGAATCTAATTCAATAGCATTATCTGTAATAACTGTATTTGTTAAAGTTCCAGCAAATGTAGGGTGTTCAGATTGGGTAGCTACTGCATTGTGATTAACAACATCTGTTACATTAGAAATAATAGATGTTGCATTAGAACTTGCATTACCTAATTTATCAAAGGCTTTTATAAGATAAGTTCCAGCCCTAGCTGGTACAGATATTGAAGTACCGGGTCTTGATACTTTAGAAACTAAATTAACCGAGTTTTGCCAATCAGCAGTTCCATCTGTTTCTGTTGCATATCTAATTTGATAAAATGCTAAATCTAAATCAGATATTTGTGTCCAAGATAAATGTGCTTCTTGTCCTACAATATTACAAGAAAAATCTGTTACATCACTAGGTGGCTCAATAGCACCTACTATTGTTCTTTGTGCAGATACATAAGTTGATGATACTCCTAATGTATTAACTGCTTTTACTCTTACATCATAAGTAGATTGGTCTATTACATTTAAAACTCTATGGTTTAATCCTGACCCTTGTGCATAAATTATAAAATCTGAATCTGTACTTAATTTGTATTCTACTTGATAAAAATCAACAAAGCTATCAGGAGAAGCACCTATTGCAACATCTAAAGCTACAATTACAGTACCATCATTATACTCAATAAGTTGGTCAGATAATGTGACACTAGCTGGTGGTTGGATAGTAAATGGATTAGGTAAATTAGTAGATGGTGTAGAACTTACTTGTGCTTTACTTGCCCAAGTGTAATGACTAGCCTCATATTGAACAAGAGATAATCCTATTGTGTAATCTTCGTTAAATGTTAAACCCATAACTCTAAATGCTTTTGCAGAAAAACCTAATGAACTATGTGTAATATTAACTATATCTCCTATGGCCAGATCATAAGCATCAAAGCTAACATTAATACCAAGTGTTAATGCTTCTCTTGATCTTCTTAAAATAACTTCTGCCATTTCCTCTGCTTGATATGGCGAAGTCAATGTCTTAAATGTAAATCTACCCTCTAATAAAAATCCACCATCAGCAGTTTTCATATTTGCGTGTTGGTCTGCACTAGATAAACCACTATCATCTATTGGTGGGAATTGAACTTCATCTACTTGAAAGTTCCTAGCTGGATTTACAAAACCAACTATAACTCTATTGTATCTTTCATTCTTTGTTGGGATAGATAAATTATATCCACCTATAATATCATCTTCTGTTAATGTAATTGATGCACTTCCTGTTGTTTCAATAATTAATTTATATTTTCCATTTGTATATGGGAGATAGCCTCTACAACCTTTTAATATTTCTCTAACATTATCTATAATCTTTTGTGATGTATCTATTGCAGTATTTGTGTCAAAAATATTTATATCACTAGCACCTGAATATGGTGTTACTTGTGTTTCACAAACAACTGACGCATCATAAAAACTTGTTAAATCTATTTCAGAAATAGCAATACCTTTTCCATATCTTGTATTAGTCAAGTAATCTAATAAGCACCAAGCTGGATTTGTTTTAAAAGCTGCTGTTTGTGCTGCTAAACTAGAATTATAAAATACAACTTTTTTACCTTGTATCTTCGCTTGAACTTTAGGTATTCCAGTAAATGCGTCTTGATTCCATTTAAACCTTAATGCTAAATAACATAAACCAGATAATTTATGGTTGCTTCCCCAAGATGATAATGTTGATAATAAAGATGATGCTGATTGACCATCTGTTCCAAAGTGAGGCTCTACTCTAATTAGACTTTCTGAATTTTTATAAAAATTACCATCTCCACTTCCTACTTCTACTTCTGATCCATCTGATAATGCACTTGCCCAAGTTACAGCTTTATCATCTACTCTTATTTCTTCTATATCGTTTATTTCTCCCTCTGACATAACGATTGCCATATATAAATAAGTATTATCTGTTCCTGATGTTTCCATAAAAACTCTAGTTCCACCAACAAGTCTTTCTCCATATATAACAGGAATATTTGCGTCATTAGATTGTTTGTTAAGTAATAAACCTCGTTCAAAATCATCAAATTCGTTTGTTCCAAAATCTTCTATTTCAGCAACTTTTGGTCTTAATATCCAAGCAAGAAATAAACTAACACCTAATGCGACTAATGGATTTACACCTAAAAATTTTAAAACAGGTGACAATGCTCGTCTTACAAATTTACCAATACCCATTATGCTCTACCCCATTTAATATCTTGTACTGTTTGAGATGCAAAATCCATACCCACATCTGTACTAAAAAATCTTTGTTGTGATGTGTTATTTGTTTTACGACCATTTTTCTTTTCAAAGTCTGCCCAATTTGAAACTATACTTAAATTAACTTGACTATTTTTATCTGTTTCTGCAATATCAAAACTTTCTATCTTTCCTCTATAAAGTAAAAAAGGGTCAGCAATCAAACTATTAGAGTCATTTAAAAATCCTCTAAAAATATCTACACCATCATTAACTACATTTTCATTTAATACTGTTGAGATAAATGTTTGATCTGCACCAGATAAATTAAGACTTACACTTGATTTAGTAACATCTGTTTCTTCTGTGTGATTAGATATACCTAATATAAAATCACTAGCTGCATATGTAACTGATGAGCCTGATACTGATGATGTTAATGGAAATGAACAATCTGTGATATTAACAGGAGTACCAAAGCTAATAGTGATAAGATGTACTGGTCGAATATCATTTGTTGCTAATTCGTTCTTTACTGCTGTTGTCAGACTTCTCGTCATATTCCTCGTAATTTGTTTGTGTTACACTTTCTGATCCTTTTAACATAGTATATTCAAATTTGCTATTAGGTTTCTTGTATTCTTTAAGATCATTAATATTAGGATTAATTTCATCTTCATTAACAATTATTTCAGCAATAAAATCTGCTGTAATCTTGTGAGTTATTTTATATTTTTTCACTATAAAGATTCTTCTACATCAAATTCAAATTGATATAATAATGCACCATCTTTAGCTGTACCTATTGCACCAAATTCTTGGACATCATTTGTTAAATGTACTGTAAAAGGAACATTGTCATAAGTAACAACTGAATCATCTGCAAGTGCTGTAATTAAAGGTGGCTCTATTGTAACTGTTGAAGCATTACTAGATGCTTGAACATCTGCAACTACCATATAAACTTTATCGTGTGATGCAAACTTAATAAAATCTCCAGCTTTAAATGCGTGTGGATTATCATTATGATGATTGTCCATAGCAATCGTTGTATCTCCAACTGCGTGAACACCATTAACTAAAACTGTGTTTGTTTCATTACCTCTTGCATCTTCTATTTCTGGTGGAATTATTGTAAAGTTTTCTTTACCTGATCTTTGTTTAATTATAAATGCCATTAGCTGTCCATAAACATCTGATCTAGTTCCTGTAATTATTCTAACTGTAAATGCGAATCTTTGATTATCTATTTGTCTTGCAAGTTTTTTACCAGAAACAGATTTAGATATAATTGTGTTTTGGATAGACTTAATACCCATTGTTTCAAACTTTGCAGATGATATTGGAAAAGCACCAGACATTATATTAGATTTCTACTCCCTCTTTCATTAACTGCGTTATTAATTATTTGTGTAATAGTTCCTCTGTTTCTTACTAATAGATCGTCAAAACCAGAAGCATCTACTGTATTAATATTAAAATTAACTGTTGTACTTCCACCACCAGTTCCTCTAGCAGCTTGTGTTATTTGTCCTGTGCTATTTGGTACAAACATTTCAGCACCTCTTTCTCCAACTACAACTGGTTGTCCTTTTGATACTGCACCACCTTTAGCAAATCCAAATACTGATTTTGCCATACTAAATAAAGAGCCACCACTACTACTACCACTTAAAGCAGCTTGTTTTTGTTTTTCTTTTGTAATTAATTTTTCAATAGCAAGTTCTACACCTTTTCTTGCAACAATTTCTATTAAAGCACTTAAAACATTTACTAATAATGATCTTGCCATATTTTTAAATGTATCTGATAATTTTTCTCCAAATACAAATGCTCTTGCTAGTCCTTGTGACATTTTTGTAATTCCACTATTAATACCCTCTGCAATAGTCATTCTTATATTTCTCATTTTATCCTCTAATGTTTTTAAACTGGTGCTATTTAATTCTCTAAATTTAGATATAGCTTTTTCTGTTGCAGTTGGTATTTTAACAGATAATTCGTGTTCAAAGTCATGTATAATTTGTAAAGCTGATTCTAAAGGATCTACAAAACCATCATTGGCATCTGCACCTGATAGTATATCTGATAATTTTTGTATTTCTTCTGTTGTTTCTTTTGTTGCACCAGTAAATGCTTTAATTCTTTCAATAAGATTGTTTATAACTATACCAGTTCCAACAAGTATTTTAAGAGTGCTACCAAACGCAACTAATAATATACCTAAAACATCTGTCAATTCTCTAAAGTTATCTGCTAACATTTTAATTCCTTTTGCAGCAGTAACAGTTGCTTGTGCTAAATTAGTTCCTATTTCTATGGCTATCTTTTCTAATTGCTCTGCATTTTTTTCTAAAAATTTATCTAAATCTCCAAATTGATTTTTTAACTCTGTAAAAAACCCAGCATCTAATAAAGTCTTTTTAAATGCAAAAACTTTATCTCCAAGCATTGACATTGTTCCCTCAAATGTTCTTGCTAATTCATCTGTTGCTTTACCAAATCTACCACTTCTACCAAAAACATTTTCAAATGCTTGTACTGTTGCTTCAATAGAAACTGTTGCACCAGCTTGAAAACCAAGCATATTTCTTACACCTTTTTCTCTAAATAAATCTGCTGCACCTATACCAGCACTAAATGATCTTTGTATTTGTTCTGCTGTTGTTCTAAAATCTAATCCTGTAACTGCTGCAACATTACCAGTTATCTCTAACATTTTTTGTAGATCATTAGCATTGTCTGTAACAGTTGCTAAAATACCAGATCCAGCTTGTATTTCTTCTAAAGAAAATGGAACTTTAGATGCAAACTTGACCATATTTTCAAATGCTTTTGCACCCTCGTTTGTATCTTTAAGTAAGAACTTTAATCTAACTTGTAAATTTTCTAATTCTCTTCCTGTATTAACTAAATTTCTAATAACTAAACCAGCACCTAAACCTACAAAAGCACTTTGTAAATTAAACACAGCACCTTTAACTTTAGATAAAGCACCTCTAACATTGTTTAATGCTTGTTTAGATTTATCTCGTGCTACTATATCTATGTTGAGTCTTTGTGCCATTATTTATATTTCCTTGCTTCTGCTAAAGATTGTTTTGTTTTATACTCATCTTGCTCTTTTTTCAAGTATGCTATCCAAAGATTATAATGGCTAACAGGCATATCAAGAACTTGTTGTATTGTGAGGTGTAATCTCTCTGCGATGACTAAAAGCGACCTGATGTCAGGGTCGCTATTTACTTTTTTTCGGCTTCCTCATAATTAGTATCTGCAAGTATCTGATTGGCAATAGTTGAGATAACATTAGAGTCTGCTTTTTTTCTTAAAGCAAGTTTATCAAATGGCTCAAATGCTTTAATCATTTCTCCTTTATCATTCTTAACTTGGAGTTTCATTATAAGTAAATCAACAAGAACAGTTAAGTCTTGAAAGTTACTAGACTTTTTAAAGATTATGTTTTTTTCTTCAAGTGTAAGTGGCTCAGAATAAAATATACTCGGTTTACCATGCTCGTCTTTCCACTCCTCAACTTCAATAGTGATAGTTTTAAGAGTTTCAAAATGAGTCTTTACTCTATCAATAACTGACATAAATTAGGATTATACAGTTCCTCTTGTTAGTGCGCCTGTTCCTTGAAATGTAACTGATCTTGTAGTTATTCCATCTAAAGTAACATTGACACTCATTCCTGTAACAATTCCTGATCCTGTAAAAGTTTCATCTCCTGATGAATTACCCTCTGGTGCTAATATAAAAGCTATAGTAGTTCCAGCAGTTAATGTTTGTTGTGGAGAATCAGTTTCATCATAACTCATTTCTAAAGTTCCTGAGAATGATGTTCTTCCAGCTACAAAAGATTTAGTTGCATCTGATAACTGAGTATCCTCTACAACATCAGAGGTAGTTTCAAGTGTATAACCAGTAAGTTCGCCTATACCAGTTCCACCAGCAGTAACTACTCCCTCTTTTCCGAAGTGTGTTGCCATTTTTTGTTTTCCTTTTTACTTGTTGATATATTTTGTTTTTCTTGCTTCCAACCTAAATCTAAAAAATTGTCAAGTTGAGTTTCGTTAATTACAACTTCATTCCCATCTTTATATAATTTAATGTCTTTAGCCATAAGTCCTTTTATTAGTTTTCTTCTTCTTCGTCAATATCTTCTTCATCAAATTCTTCATCGTCTATGTCTTCTTCCCAATCTTGACTATCTTCTTCTTGATTTTCTTTTAATTCTGCTAATAAATCTTTTACTTCTTCACATAACATAGACTCTTTATCGTGTAATTTTTCTATTTGATCTATTTTCTTTTCTATTCTGTTTATAATTTTAGTTGTCATATTATCTCCTATGGTGTTCCAGCTTGATACTCATACATACATCTAATAGTCATTCTTATTCCACCAACAGGAAATAAGCTACCCTCATCAGTTTCTACTTGTATAACTTCTGTATCAAGTGCGTTACTATTTCTTGTAATATCAGATTCTAATGCAGTTTCAATAGCTGTGATTAACTCGTTTCTTTTAGTATCAATATTAACTTCTGCACCTTTAACAAATCCTAACACTACAAAATCAATCGTACCATGTCTTGTTCTAGCACCAGTTCCTAATTCCGAATCATCTCTATTTTCTTCTGATGTTTGTACTATTACTGCTGGATATTGTTGCTCTGATAATTCGTCTAATATAAAAGGTTGTCTAGTTGCTTTCTTAATATCTGGGCTAGATATTGCTGATATAACTGACAATAAATTAGATGCTATATTTTCTCTTACACTCATATTCTAAACTTTCTTAATTCTTTTTCTACAAATCGGTTGAATTGTTTACTTATAATCTTTTCTGTTCTATTGTTAAAGCCAAAAAATTCTCTTTTTGGATTACCAAGAACTTGATTCCATAATGCTTTATCTCTTTCTTCTGCTCTTGCAAAACCTAAACTAACTTTATGCTTTCCTGTTTTTTTAACCATAGATGGTGTTAAAGAACCAACCATATTACCTGAATAATGTAAATCTACATTTGTTGGATAACCTATTTTGTTTAAATGTTTTAAATAACCCTCTGAATATGGTGCAAAAGGTCTATCTCTAAAATCAATTCCTTTTTTTGTTTTTTCTCTAATTATTGCAACTAATTGGAATCCAGCTTGTTTTACACCTTTATCAATTATTCTAGGTAATACAGATTGAAACTTTTTAAATTTTTTAGATACTTGTTTTGAATTAGATTTAATCTTTAAATCGACAGCCATTATCTAGTCAATCTTCTAAATCCATGTAAAGGCTCTCTCTCATTTGCTACAATAGTTCCTGATGAATCAACATCATATTCTACACCATCTTCTAATATCATTCTCCATTCGATATTGTATTGTGCCATGTAATATTCTGCCATTCTTTCAAATCTATCTTTTTCTGTTTCTGGTCTAAATTTAGTTAATGCTGGTAAAAAGAATCTTCCAAGAAATAGATAAACACCAGCACGTTCAAACTGATCTAAATTAACTTTTGTATTATCCATTTCAGCAGTATTAAGAACTGTAATATCTGTAAAGATATTTGTTTTATATACAGGCCACCACTCTACTCTTAATGCTCTTAAAATATCATTTGTAGTTTGAGCAAAAAAATTAGTGGCTTCTGTTGCACCACTTGCAATACCAAAATCAAAAGCATCAGGTTGATACTTTGTTACATCTCCAGCTACTATTACATTTGCACCAGTATAGTTTGCCATATTATAATATCCAAATTAAAACAATAATACCAACAACAACTCCAACACTTATTTTAGGATTATCTTTTGCTAGTTCTATATATTTTGTTAAGTTTTTCATTTTTTTTTCCTAGTTTTTCTTTTCTTTTTAAGAGGTATCACTTTTGCTTCATTTTCAAAAGTTTTATCTACTTCTTTAATATTTTCTTTTAAATTATTTTTAACTGGTTTGAAACCTCTCATTTCAAAATGTTTTACATTAGCTTCGTACTGTATTTTTGATCTAGAAATGGTTTTTTTTCCATTTGTTAATTCTATCATTTCTTCCATAAATTCTCCTATTTAGTATCAGGGCAATTTCTTGCCCTGATAAACTTATTATTATGCGTCTTGTATTGATGAGTCTGCTTCAACTTCACAACCATAAGAGTCGTGTAATTCGCCAACTCCATAAACTGCTGTTGCAACAATTTCATCTGCTCTTAAACTCGCATCTCTTTGAGTTTCGATTTTCAAGTCTTGCATCATAGCTAGACCTAAAGCATCTGAATGGAATACTGCACCTTTGTAATCTCCAGTTGTTCCCGGATTATTACCAGATGAGTCTGCCATGTTTGATGTTTCATAAACACTAACACCAGCGATTTGACCAGCAAAACCAGTTCTCAATGCTTCATTACCAGCACCCGGATTAGGGTTAGCAAATGTGTTTGATAAACCAGATTTTAAATCAAAAGCGATATTTGGGTGTAATATACAAGCAAGATTATCACTTGGAACACCAGTTGCTCTTAATTTAGCCACTGCATTGAAAATCAATGCTGCTGACATAACTGTTGTATTTCCACCAACTGTGTTTGAAAAACCACCGAATAGTGCAGTTAAGTCTGTGTCTATTTTTTTTGCAATCGCTTCTCCAAATAATTTACCAATATCTGCTGCAACATTTCTTGGTGCTGCATTTCTTCCTAAATCAGTAAGAGTAGTCATTATTCCATTTTCTGATGCTGTAATAGTTACAGAAGATGGATTGATTGCTGTGTTAGATAAATCAGATGCTTCTGATACTGCTGCTGCACTTACTGCTGCATAGATCGGAACTTCAACTGACTTTCCACCACCTGTTATAGCATAGTTTTTTACAAGTGGTCTCATTATTGATCTTTCACTTGCTACAAACAATGCTTCTGCCACTATCTCTGTATATAGTTCCGATAGTGTAGAACTTGTGCTTTCGTTTGCCATTTTATTTTACCTTTATTATTTATTAGTTAAGTTAATTTGAGTAGGTTTTGAATCTCGTTCTTTTCGATACTCTGAATATTTAGCACGATCTTCTGGCTTACTCATATCTAAATCCTGAATATTAAATGGTTTTACAGTTTTACCCTCGATACTGCTCTGGCTTCCTGATCCAGACAAAGACCCTTGACGGAAATGTGGGTTAGCATCTAAAAACTCTTTGACTCTATCTTCTATAGTTAAAAGTTCTCCTTTTGTGTTATATCTCACATTAGAATTATTATCAACTATTTCTATACGACCATCATCAGTATATCTTACTTCTTCTTTTAAAAGAGAAACGACTTGTTGTGCATTGATAGATTTTTCTCTATTGGCAACAGAAAGTATTGAATTATCTACTTTTTCTTTTTTAATTTGAGTTTTATATCTCAATACTTCATCTTCTTTTTCTTTTATTCTTTCTTGCATAATCTTCTCAATATCAGATTTAGATTTAGCTTCTTTTAATTGTTGTTCTTTTAAAAGTTCAGCTTTCTGCTTTTCTTCATCTTGAAGTTTTTTCTCATACTTATTTTTTTCTGCTTCAAGTCTTGATTTGATTATGTTGTCTAATTGTTCTTGGGTAAAAGTATTTTGTTTTGTTTCTTCTACTTTTACTTCTTCTTTAGGTGTTTCAGTTTGTTGCGTTTGAGGTGCAACTACCTTTGTTTCTTCGGACATTGTTTTCTCCTATTATATTATTAGTTCGCCTTTACTGTCATACCAATCAGGATTGACATAAGACCATTGATGACGACAATTATAACCACCACGAACAACTAAAGGGTCACCAGATTTTTTACCTGACCAACTTCTACTTGCCCACAGCTTTCTGACTTCATCAACTGTGAAAAGTCCACTTTTCCTCTTGTTATATATACCACTAATCATATTTCTGCAAATCTCTCTAGTGGTTGGTATTACATCTCCATAATATTTAACAAAAGTTAAACCAGCATCTTGTGACTTATTAAAATTTAAAGTTGCATCAAAATCTCTTAATGAGTCGTTTAATATCTGACCAGCATATCTTTTCATATTCTCTCCAGCCCTGTCTCTTGCAAATTTAGATTGTAATGTTTGTATTGATTTATCAACTTGTGCTTGTTTAGACTTATCAAATTTATTATCATTTATAAAATTAACTAATCGTGTAATTTCTGGGTCATCTGAACTAGCATATATGCCATTTATTGTTTGTCTTAATTCTTTTTCTAATACTGAAAACTCACTACCAACTAATGTATTTTGATAAACCTTTTCTGATAGTCTTCTGGTAAATGTGTTTGATACATCTTTAAACTGTGTGAAATATTGTTGTTTAAGATTCTGTACTAAAGCTAGATCGCCTTTTGTTAGTTCTTGAAACTCTACTGGTATATTACCTATTCTTTTAAATGCTTTCTCGATTCTTTTAGCTTGTTTATTAAAACCCTCTCTTACAACATCATCTGACCATTTAAGATATTCTCTTTCTAAAATAAATTTTATTCTTGGTCTTATCGCAATAGCTGATTGTAGTTCTATTAATTTACCATCTGTTAAAGGTAATCGACTTGCAAGAGATACTACTTCTCTTTCTATTCTATCTAATGTTGCTACTAATGATTTGTAATACTCGGCTTCAGCAAGTTCTATTTGCTTGATTCTATAAAATGTTGCATCTTTTACTATATCTGCCATTTATTTGCTCTTATCAAAAATTTGTTAAAAACGCAAAAAGTGTTTTAGTGTCGCATCAATAGTGAAACACCCTAAACAATCAATCGTCTATTAGTTAGTAAAATGGTTATAACCTAAAAAAATAGAAAAGTGAATATGATATACTGTGTAAATAAATAACAAAAGGAGAGAAAATGATAAATAAAAAAAACATGATAACATTAGGAGATGTAATTCTAGTTGGTTATGGTGATGGAGATTTTCCAAAACTGCGAGTTGCTAGAGTTATTAAAATTCTACCTTATCCAAGTGGTTATGTTGATAAATTTAGAATTAGATTTATTAAAAGTGGAGTAACCGAGTATGGTAGTGAAAGAGGTGTTATCAGATATGAGAGGAACATTATTAAAAATTTTGGCTCTCAAAATTGTAAATTCACTTTAGAAAAGTTAGTGAAACAATTTAAGAAAGAGTATCGACAAGAAGAAAAACTTTCTAAAAAAAGAATAGCCGAAGCTAGAGCAAGTTAAATAAAAGTTTAAGGCGATCAGAAATGGTCGCCTTTTTTATATCTGCTCTTGCTCTACTTCTTGATCTTCTTGTGCTGGTTCGTCTTGTGTAAATTGACCAACTTCTGTTGCTTGGTCTATCTCCTCAAAGATTTCATTTAATTTATTATCATCATCAATAACTGCTCTAGCAATTTCTTTATCTACTTCTTTACTAAATGTTGATGAGCCAATGTTTAATGATTTAGCTTGTTGGAAATAAACTAGATCAGCAGCATAATCTCTAATGTTAAATGAGTCAGGATAATTTATCTCGCCATCAAATGTAACATTTTGAAATATTGCGTATAGTTTAAATAATTGTTCTTCTGCTATTTGTAAGTTATCAGCTTTTTCTGATAGTCTAGCATTTAATAATTCAAATTCTGTTTGTAGTGCTACACCAGATGTTATGCCTGTTTTTTGAGTTCTAACAGCCCCAGTATGAGCAATCCTATTTATTGAATCTACTTTGTTATTTATAGACTCCATAATAGCTTGTAAGTTTTGACCCGATGGTTGAAGTAAATATGGTTTTAAGTTTGGCTCTAATTCATCAGGCATTTCTATAACTGCACCAGCACCAGCACTTGCATTTACACTTGGAGTTTTAACAAGTGATGGGTGGTTTGTTAATCTAATTAGTTGTTCCATTTCAGAGTATTCGTTGTAGATAGATTTTTGTAAGTCTGCAATATCTGTTAAATCTGATTGACCAATTCCTCGTTTGTGCGATTTAGAATTGTATAAAATAACTGCTGGTATTTTGCCAATCATATTTGGTACAGTATCTATCAGAGATGGTTCTGCTTTATCTGGCATATACACAGTATCTATTCTATCAGGATACCAAACTCTCATATATGTTCCACCATCTTTATCAACTTCTTCTCTTACCTTTAAGTAATCAAGTTCATATTTACCATTTAGTTTTCTATCAAAATTCCAATCTAAAACATTTTCAGGAGTTACGATTGATAAGTATGGTCTGATGTTCTGTTCTAATTCTTGTGCTTGTGTTTCTGTATTTACATTTGGTTTATCTAAAATCATAAAACAATGACCATAGATTGATGCGTAGTTTTGTGCTTGTTTAATTACAGAGTTTAAATTGTTACCCTCTAGGTCTGCGTCTTTTAAGAATGATTCTAAACTAGCTTCATCTTGCATCGAAGCAAAATCTCTACTCGGTCTAACTCTAAATAAAAAAGATGAATAAATTTGTATAATATTTTTACAATGATTATCGCATGGAGTATTTGCAAGTCTTTGATTGAACTCGTTATCTAATTCTAAATTATATCTGTTAAGATATTGACCAATCATATAATCATAACCACCATTATACGATCTAATATAATACTCCCAATTACTAATTGTTTCTTGATAATCTTTGTGGGTTTCGATTGCTTGATCTCGTGTGTATGCCATAAATTACTTCATTGTCCATCTTGTTGGAGAAGAAAAATTAGCCTGTGTAGTTAATGGTTTTAAGTAATCAATCATATAACCAAGTGCGTCATTCATATGATCGAATCCATCTTCCTTATCAGGAATATTTGTATTCTCCTTGTATATTTGTCTTTGTAAACCTTTTATCAATGTTTTGCAAGATTGTGAAACAAAAATATGTCTTTCTCCTTTAGAATCTTTTAACCTACTATTAACTGAATTGACTCTATCTCGTATAGCTGGGTGTTTGTGTTTTACCTTAACTTTAAATCCAGCATTCTGAAGTATTGATAAATCTGTTCTACCACCAGCAGATGTCTTTCTTTGCTTACAAGCTGGGTCAGGATATATTGTTATTGGAATTTTAGTTCCATAACGATCTTTTATCTCTTGGCACATTTCATCAGTATTAGAGCCATAAATAACTATTTCATCTACAAAATAAAATTTATCTTTTTCTAATTGACTAACACAAGCACTCATTGGATCAACATTCATATCTAATCCAATATGTAAAGGTTTAGTCCAATCTATTTGTCGTTTAACAACATTATCTACTGGGTGGAAATTGTAATAAACTGCACCAGCATAATTTTCAAATGTACCCTCAAACTCTTGTCTAAAAGTTCTAATATCAATATCTTGTTTAGCTTGTTCTATTTCTTCTGGTG